TCCCTACTAGTAGTTTTCCCTACTCTGCTTACCCTATAGGCTATTCAGGTAGTCAAAGCAATACAGGATTGTTACTTATACCAGGAGCAGCAAATCAAAATCAATTAATAGCATACGGTGATATATGGCAAGATTTTTCAAGCAATGCTGGATATTTAACTTTACCTTACCCTAAAGATATTATAACTCAAAACGCTAATTATATTACTAAAACATATGGTAATAATCCAAACCCTTAATTAAAAATTAAAATTTATATATATTTATAACAAAATAAACATTAAAAATGGGATATTTAAATAACACGATAGTAACAGTTGACGCGATCCTAACAACTAAAGGTCGCCAGTTACTAGCTCAAAACGATGGTACGTTCCGTATTACTCAATTTGCATTAGCAGATGATGAAATCGATTACACATTGTACAATCCAAACCATCCATCAGGTTCTGCTTATTATGGCCAAGCAATTGAAAACATGCCTTTGTTAGAAGCCTTTCCTTTGGAAACTCAAACAATGAAATATAAATTAGTTACGTTACCACGTGGTACAGCTAAGATGCCAATTTTAAATGTTGGTTATGCTTCAATTACTATTAAACAAGGTGCTTCATTAGCTATTACTCCTCAAACATTAAATTATATTGGTGGTAATACTTTCGAAACAAGTGGATATTCATATACTATTGGTGATGTTAGAACAATGGCAACATTTGATGGTGTTGGTATTAATACTCCATCAGCAACAGCACTAAATGCAACCACAACATTAGGTACAAGCGTATCTAAAACAGTTATTGGTACTACATTGAATATGAAAGCAACAACTGTAAATACATTATTTGGTTCAAATACAGCATTATACACTACATTAACAATAGTTGGTAGAGATAGTGGTGCTAGAGTAACAATCCCTGTAACCGTAACTAAAGTTTAATAAAAATAAAAATATAAAATAATAATATGGCTGGAACATTTATAACACTAGACCCTGCAGACTTTGTAGTAAGCTCAGATGCAATTACAGCAACGCTGTGGTCAGGAGGAACTCCAACATTATCTACATTCTTTACTTCATCAACTCAAGAAGCAGGCTCATCAGGTAATTTTTACTTAAACATATACCAAACAGCTTCTAATGATTCTAATGCTGCTATTCAATTTGCAATTGCTTATGGTAATTTAGTTGGTAGTGGTAGTCAAGATTATAATTTAGCTGTAGATGGTTATTCACCAACAGCTACAATTTATGGTCAGTGGCAAGATTTAGTAATTGGGGATGAAAATACAAATTTTACCTTTGGTACAATTACATCTTCTCAATTCTATGTTTTATCAGTTGATAGAACAAGATATAAAGAAGCATTAGCTTTAGGTACTTTATCTTTAAGAATATCAGGTAGCTCAGGTTCTATTACCTTAACAGATAATAGTAATTATGTTACTGCTGTAACAACTACAGGCGCGGGTGTAACAGTATATCAATTAATTACTGGTTCTCAAGGTACAATATCTTCAAACCTTTCAAGAAATACATCTAATGGATACTCTTTAAATTCAGGTTCTTATGGTTGGTTATTACCAGAATTAGGAGCTATAATTTTAAACCCATTAGCATTAGCTGATTTTGCGGTTAGTGGTGGTATTGGATTACAATATAGTGGTTCATCTTCAGGATCTGTAGTTCCGAATGTTTCACCAAATAGAAGTATGTTTGCTGCTATAAGTGGATCAGGTAATTTTCAATTAAATAGTCAAGAAACAATTACCTCAGATTATGTGTTTGTAAGAGCAAGAAGTGCAGAATTTAACTATTCAGAAAATCCATCTTATATTTCAGGTTCAACTGGTGAAGTATTATATCCATACTTTATTAACAATCCACAAACATATATTACTACAATCGGTTTATATAATGATACAACAGAATTATTAGCCGTAGCTAAATTATCAAGACCATTGTTAAAAAACTTTACTAAAGAAGCTTTAGTTAGAGTTAAGTTAGATTTTTAATGAATGATAGCATTCAAACAATTATTATCATCTGATGTCATAGTGACACCGCTAGAGGTAAACAAAGCGTTTACCTTTAGTGGTAGTCAATTAACTCAATCTACCGTAGGTATAGATAGATTTTTAGGAACCTTATCTACAGCAAGTATATTTAATCCAATATCTGAACCTACAACAGGTTACTTATCAACCCAATATCAAACGTTAGTATATAGTTCAATTAAAGAACTATACTATTCAAATTATATAGGTAATTTATACGGTACACCTTTAAATACAGCTAGTCTTATACCTAACTCAGTTCCAATATTATCTAATCCAAATTTACCAACAACCGGAGTATTAGTAGGTACTACTCCTTCACCAGGATTATATGATAATTATTTACAAAGTACATTAACTTTTCCTCGATATTTCCCAGTAGATTTTTATATCCCATCAGGTTCAAATTATGGTACAGGATCTTATGGTATCGGAATATTTCAAGGATATCCAGTAATAGCAACTATAGGTGTTATATCAATCCCAAGTCGTTTATATGGAGATTTTATTCAACCAAGTTCATTTATATTTACCGCTCCTAGTGGAACAATATATGATGATGGTGAAGGAAATTTAATATTATCGGGATCAAATACTTTATGTGGTAATATATTTTATGGACAAGGTTTAGCAATTATTACTTCAGGATCAGTTACAACATCTTCAATCCCTACAGATGTAATTAATTTTGTAACAGCTTCAAATGTAACATGTTCATTCTCTTCCTCACTTACTATTTATGAAAATCAATATAAATGTACTATTAGAGAAAACGAATTTACTTATACCTTAAACCCAACATTACAGACCGATCAAAGTGGTTCTTTACCAGATTATACAACTGGATCTTATTGGTCTCCTTATATCACAACAGTAGGTTTATATGATGAAACTCAAAACTTACTTGCTATAGGAAAATTGGCTCAACCACTACCTACTTCACCTACAACAGACACTACAATACTTATAAACATAGATATGTAAGTTATGATGCAAAAAGAAAAATGCATCTATGTTGAGGATCTCATAAACGATCCAACATTCAACACAGATGACTATTATGGTTACGTTTACCTGACAACTAATTTAGAAACAGGTCGCCAGTATATAGGCAAAAAAATATTTAGACATACCACAAATAAAAAATTAGGTAAAAAGGAATTAGCCGCTTTACCAACTCAACGTGGTCGCGTTCCATCTAAAAAGAAAATAGTTAAAGAATCCGATTGGAAAACATATTACGGTTCAGCGGATGAAGTTAAACAATGGGCTAAAACAACGCCTACTGATAAACTCACTCGTGTCGTATTACGTTTATGTAAGTCGTCGAAGGAATTAACTTACTATGAGACCAAATACCTATTTGATTACAACGTGTTAGCCGATGATAAAGTATGGGTTAATAGTAACATACTAGGAAAATTCTTCCCAAAAGATTTGGTTCCTCAAGAATAAGGTCGTATATTAATGGTTATGGTTAATCAAGCTTTAATTGCAATTACAAACTCGGTGTTAGGTAGTGGTAAATCCACTGCTCGAAACAACTATGCTTATACTTGCCCTTTCTGTAAACACCACAAACCAAAACTAGAAATTAATTTTACTGAAAATGCTAAAGGTGAAAACGCTTGGCATTGTTGGGCTTGTGATAAGAAAGGTAAAAAATTGGTTCAACTATTTAAATTAATAGACACACCACCTGAAAAAATATTAGAGTTAAAAACATATCTAAAATCAGATACGGACTATAACGTAATATCATCAACCGAAAAAATTAGTCTACCTAAAGAATATATTTCACTAGTTAATCCACCTAAGTCAATTATGGCTAAACATGCTATGGCTTATTTGAAAAAACGAAATATTAGTGAATGTGATATAATAAAATATAATCTAGGATATTGTGAAAAAGGAGTATATGCCAATCGTATAATAATACCATCATATGATGATAATGGTAACTTAAATTATTTTACAGCCCGCAGTTTCGAAAAAACAAATCCAATCAAATATAAAAACCCAAATTCTTCTCGTAACATTATTCCGTTTGAATTCTTTATAAACTGGGATTTACCGTTAGTGTTATGTGAAGGACCGTTTGATGCTATTGCTATTAAACGTAATGTTATACCTTTATTAGGTAAAAACATACAATCCAGTTTAATGAAGAAAATTGTTATGTCGTCTGTTTCTAAAATATACATTGCTTTAGATAAAGATGCTCAAAAACAAGCATTAAATTTTTGCCAACAACTTATGAATGAAGGCAAAGAAGTATATCTAGTTGATATGCAAGACAAAGACCCATCCGAAATGGGATTTAAACAATTCACCAACGTTATACAAGAAACTGATTCTTTAAATTTTTCAGACTTGTTAGCTAAAAAACTCATGTTATGATTGAGAAACATTCAAACATTATCCGCGATCCTAAAATTAAAAGAATTGTAGAATACAGTAACGACAACAAACAAGTAAACGTATTAGATAAAAGATTTTATAGACGTAACGAAAAATATTACCCATCTGTATCAAGTATCTTAAATTATTTTCCTAAAAATCAATATTTTCATAGTTGGTTAAAAGACGTAGGACACAACAGTGATATTATCGCTCAAAAAGCAGCTTGGGAAGGTACACAAGTACACAACGCAATTGAAAGTTTCCTTGAAGGAAACGAAATAACTTGGATAGATAAAGACGGA